ATCTGGCAAACTGTTGGCTACCGTTATTACTGGGGGCAGCACCTCGCACTATGCCACGGGCCTGTCACCCTGCATCGAATATGGTCAGAGGAACGTGAAGTGTGGTCGGGCACCAAAACCAGCGGGGAATTGGCAATTACAGAGGAGTGGCTCTATGGTGGCGAAGACCAAGGTGGCGGCCTAGCAGCACTGATCAACTTTCTACCTGGTGACAACACACAAGAAATAGACCCCTATCTTGTAAAAAAGCTTGGGGCAGATATACCCGCCTATCGTGGTGTGGCGTCTCTCGTTTGGTATGGTCCATCAGTGAGCATTGGCTCTATAACAATTCCGGCACTCGGATCAGCAAACATTCCCTCTGGTTACATCGGCACATCAGCAGCTCCACGTCCTTTGACAGTCGAGGTCAGCCGATATCCCCAGCAACTCAAGCCTGCTGAGTCCATGATTGGTGATGATGCCAACCCAATTGAGTGCATCTATGAGTGCCTGACAACTGATCCAAATGGTCCCGATGGTTGGGGGATGGGGCTTGCACCATCAATGATTGACACTTCGGCTTTTATCGCCGCAGCCCACCAGTGTTACACCGAGGGTTTCGGAATAAGTTTTGCATGGTCTGAACAGACCTCCATCGAAAATGTCATTCAAGAAATTTGCAAAACTATCGATGCTGTGTGCTTCAGGGATTTCAAAACTGGACTTTGGACTATCAAGCTTATGCGCGGTGGTTACAATGTCGACACTTTACCAGTTCTTGATGTGTCGAACGTCCTTGAGTTGGAGAACTATTCACAAACTGGAATTGATGGCACCATCAATGAAGTGAAAATCAACTACCTCGACCGCTCACAAAATTACAGGAGTATGCCAGCGCAAGCCCAAGACTTGGCCAATATGAGAACGCAAGGTGAGGTCATATCCTCCACCATGACGATGAAGATGATAACCACCGCAGCTCTGGGTGATCGTGTAGCCAACCGCGAACTACTTGCACAGTCTACAGCACTGTCAAAAGCAGACCTCATCTGCAATCGATCCGCTTACGCTTTCAGCCCGGGTGATTTGGTTGTGCTGAAGTGGGAGCCGTTGGGTATAACCAAGATGGTTGCGCGTGTTGTCAAGTCCGCAATTGGAATGCCAAATGCCAACCGTATCCGATTGAGCGTTATTCAAGACATCTTCTCACTCAGCACCTCAACTTTCATGGTTGGTGGCGGAACAAATTGGACCGACCCAATTACCAATCCTGCGCCAATCACGAATCAGCGAGTTGCTGAGCTTCCATACTTTTTCAACACAGACGAAACGAAAGCCAGCTACATGGTCTGTGCTGAGCGACCTAACACAGGGTGCGTAACCTTCGAGGTGTGGGAAAAGCTTCAAGCTGAGACAGCCTACATCTATCGCGACACCTGCCTTTCTTACACACCAGTGGGGGTTCTTGGTCAAGCCTACCAAAGCACCCCGGCTGAAGATATTGCTGGATTCACCATTTCAGGCGGCATTGACATCAACACTTTGAGCAATGCTGCTGCTGATGAACTTCGCACTGGACAGAACGTTGCTATGTGGGAAACCGGGGAGCTTTTCGCCTTCCAAACTGTTACCAGCAATCCTGACGGAACGCTCACCATTGGGGGTATTTGGTCTGGCCTTTTTGACACAGTCCCAAGTTTGCACAATGCCGGGGAAAAAATTTGGTTCTTTGGTTACGGTGCGAGCAACCCAGAAGACAAGGTTGCTCAAGACGCCCAGATCAATGTAAAAAACCTTCCCACTGGGCCACGAGGCTCGGTGGCCCTTGATGCGGCAACTGCAATCAATGCCACGATGGTGGCCAGGAACACGAAGCCTTACCCGCCTGGCAAAGTGGCAGTCAACACAATGCTAGGATTGCGATCTTCAATTGGTCCGGCGATGGTGACATGGGCTCGCCGAAACAAGTTGGCCCAAACTCAAGTTGTTCGGCAAGATGATCCTGACGACACCGCTGCATCTGGAACCACCTATGTCGCCGAGGTCTACGTCGGTGGTGCACTCAAATATACTTGCACCACTACAAAACAAGAGCTTGACACGGCCATTAGCACGGCCCCAAGTATTGGTGGTTTGACAACTACAGCCTCAGGAATCAGTATTGCAGCAGTGTGCCAATCAGATAGTTTCGGCAGCCCAATTACTGGAGCGGATTGGTTGCGTGATCAGTCGCCTTCATATTTGGTAAAGTGTGACAGTTCTGGCATCACAACATTGGCTGGCAATCCAACAATCTCAGGCAATGTTGACGGAGCTGGTTCTGCAGCCAGGTTGAAAAATCCACGATCACTTGTGCTTTCAGGCGCAACTGCCTTTTTCATTGACAATGGCTCTTACATCCGAAGTGTCAATGTTAGCACTGGGGTTGTATCCACCCTGGTCAACCTGGCACCGAATTATGCACGCATCACCAATGACCCTGGCGACCCAACGCAACCCCGGGCCATTTTATCTACTGATTGCATTTACAGCCTAACAATAGACGGGGCTGGTAACTTATATTGCACCTCCAACACAACCAGACAAATAATCAAGATCACACAGTCTGGTGTTGTATCTGTTCTGGCAACGAATATTGATCTGTGGAGTGACGCGGTTATCACTTCTGATTCGACGGGAAACATATTCATTCATGAATATTTCAATGGAACCAGAAGAATCCGATACCGCACTGTGAGTGGGACTATCACAACCATCGCTGAAATGGTGGGTGGTTGGAACTCTCGTGGCGGACAAGTGGTCATTGGTAGTGATCTTTATTATCCTATGTATGGTGAAGGTATAACAAAAATAACCCCCGCTGGCGTGATCACTTCTCCATTCACTTCAGCTCTCCCAAGCGACTTATTTGGAATCAGTGATGTTGCGGCTGCGCCTGGTGGGTTTCTAAGCTTTTCTGGCACCGCACGCAACGATGACGGCCCGTTGTCGGGAACACCTTACATAGGCACAGTCAATGGATCTGGAAGTGTTACCAAAACATTCGTCGCCAAAGGTGTTGCTTCTGGTTACACAGCGGCGTTGCGCATCAAAGATTCCACTGACGGGTCAAAACTTGTAGAAGTGCGCGTCAAGCAAATAGTTTCCGGGGTATCTTCTATTTACAACTCCACAGGCCTTTTCCAGATGTCTGGATTTGGGATGTGTTTCGGACAACTCTTTGGAGGTAAACAATCATGACCCTTGTCACTGGACCCAACCTTGGTGTCTTGTTAGATGCCGCTGCAGGAGAGGCGCACCCCAATGAATTTCGCAAAGTGCTTCGAGCAATTGATTGCTTCCTCCCCAACCTATCCGTCAAGTCTCGGACGACAGCCGCGCAGCCTGCAAGTCCTGCTAACGGTGATCGTTACATCCTACCAACGAATCCGACAGGGGCGGCATGGTCGGGTAAAATTACTGGCACGGTGGCGTACTACTCGACAAGCACCACGACAACATCTAATGGCACTGATTCAACGGTTTCGGGTTGGGATTTCTACACACCGAAGCGCAACTGGCAGGCCCGCGTGGAAGATGAGTCTGACCTTTCCATCCGCTACAATGGAAGCGCGTGGGTGTAGATCAATGACTTTCCAATCAGAAACCACCCAACCTCTTCTGCAACCCTGGGACGGAACCGACCGCAGAGCAAAGAATGACAGGAGAGATGAAATGCCCAGGGAACCTAGTGAGCGACTGCTTGACCAACCCTTCTGGAAAGTGATGTCCTTTCTTCTGGTTGGCACTGTGTCTATCGCTGTGTGGGTGATGAAAGTCAACATCGAAAAGCTGGAAAAGGTCAGTGACTCACAGATCGAAACCAAAGCCATTTTGAAATTCATGACTGAGCAAAATGTGCGGGACCAAGAGGCGCTCAAAGATATCAAGACTGATGTTGAACAGCTCAAGTTGAGCGACCGCACCCAACAGGAGCGGATTGACGCCCTAACCGGGCGAAGGAGGTAGGATGCACATCACCGTCCGACGAACTTTCATGTCCAACACCACAACCACTGGCGAGCTCTATGTGGATGGCAGCTACCTTTGCCACACCCTTGAGGACGTTGTTCGTCTTGACAACCCCTCCACGTCGCAGAACGAAGGCTTGAAGATCTGGGGCAAGACTGCGATCCCTGCCGGTACCTACAAGATCATCGTGAACCTCAGTCAACGATTCAAGAAGTTCATGCCCCGCCTGGTGGATGTGCCTGGCTTTGAAGGCATCCTCATCCATGGGGGCAACACCGCCGAGGACACTCACGGTTGCATCCTCGTTGGCTTCAAGTTGAATGACCACCACAACATTGCGCCTGGCACTTCACGGGTCGCCTATGACACACTCTTCCAGAAGATCGAGCAGGCCATCAAGGTCGGTGAACAGGTCACCATTGAGCTGACCAACGAGTTCGATCATGTTTAACACCCTACTCAACTTCATTGGGCTTCGTCGTTTGACTGGGCTTGAAAACACCCCAACAGAATCATGGGTCATGAAACTGATCCGCGAGGCTTCGACTTCTATGGCTGGATCTGGTGTTAGCAGCACCAAGCTGGTCTGGCTCTCCAATGGGATGCTGTCGTGCTACTGCGCGACTCTTGCCACCATGGGAGGGGTCGGCGTGTATGTCTTCCTGCAGAAAGCTGACGGCATCTACTGGACTGCGGTCGGCGCTCTGTGGGTGAACGCACTCGGGTTCGCTACCAGCGCCAAGAAGCACCAGAACTTGACCAAGAAGGAGATCACCCTTGCGAGTCAGCAGACCGAGAAACAGAGAACCGAGAACGAAGGAGGAACGCCGTGAGCTCGTGGTGGAAAGAAAAGAGCGCTCTCTACGCATTGGCCGTGAGCCTTGCACTCGGGGTCACCGCGGGGTTGACGACGGGCTGGACTCTCTGGTCCCCGAAGAAGGGGAGGGCGGAAGTCTACGCTCCGGCAATTCGAAACGAGGACAAGAGTCTGGTCCTCGAGAAGAAGCCAATGGCCGACGCAAAGCCTGCCCAGCAAGTTCCCAAAGGAGCAGTGGTGGAGCGCGTCGTCTACGTGGAGGTCCAACCCCATGGTCCATCCGCCGTGGTTCCTCCCACAACCCCTGGCTCAACCGTGACGGAACCCCAAGCCACACCCTCCTGGCCTCGCTCCACGGTTCGCGTGGACCTGACCCTGTATCGTCTGACGGACGGAACTCGGCGCGTGGTAGCCTCGAGCCCTGACGGCGACGTTGTGGGGGGCCTGGACGTCCCTGTCGAAGACGCCAAGCCACAGCCCAGGGAACTCAAGTGGGCAGCTGGCGGCGTCTACGGCACCACGGCATGGGGCGACAAGGCTGTCGGCGTCTTCCTCGACCGCGATGTCAAGTTCCTTCGCACCGGAGCTGAACTCACCAAAAACACCTACGCTCTGTCCAGCCGAACAGGGTGGGAGATTCGCGCCAAGGTCGGCATTCGCTTCTGAATAGTAGAAGGCCCAGGATGTTAAGTCCTGGGCCTTCGTGCGTAGATCCTTGAATCAAATCGGGTGGTGCCTACCAACCATCTCCTCGCTCTTTACTACGGAGAGCTGTTGGTTCTGCGCTTCGATGTCTGCGTGGTCAGTGAGTTCGTGAAGGGCCTGCTCAGCAGTGCGGAGATCCTGGATCGTCTCCCACGTTGCGAGGATGCTGATGATCGCAGTTTCATAGGGTCCGCAGTGGTTGCAAGCGCTGAATGCCTTGGCCTCGTCCAGCATGACAGAGAACTTGCCGAGTGGTTGAACACGCTGGTTGAGGTGTTCGTCGATCAGCTTCTGAAGGTAGTGAGCTGCCTTCTCGAGATCCTGCTTGCCGTTCTTCTTGCGCCATCGGGTGGCATACTTCGTGACCGCTCCCTCGAGGTAGCGATTCTTCAGAACCCGGACAACGAAGTCCCAGTGCTGGTAGCGCGACTGGTAGTGAGAGCCACCAACTTGCCGGTCATTGACACTGCTCACAGCACGTCCTCCCACTTGGCGCCGATGATGGACAGCACTTCGGCCTCACGCTCGACGGGGCAGAGCTCCAGGACGTAGGAGTGGAAGCGAGCGTAGATCTCTTCGATGTTCTTGTTCCCCAGAGAGCGCTCGGAGACGCAGAAGAGCATGCCCGAGAACATGTCTGCCAGCTTGAGCGTCCGCTGCTCCTTCTTGCTGATGGGGAAGAGAAGACCATGGTCTTCGAGCATCTTCTCTTCGAGCTCGTTCAGCTCAGCGCCGATACCAAGCGCTCGCTTGCTCGGGCTGGGCATGTCCCCGGCCACGTGCTCGGCAAGGTCGTGGGTGGCGCCAGCCATGAGGAGCTTCGCGCTGGCGGTTCCACCCGTGAGGAGGTAGATCAACCACACGACGCTGAAGCTGTGTTCGCCGACGGTGTTCTGCCCAATGGTCCGGACGGTGTGGAAACGCTTGGTGACCTCGCCTCGGTGGGCAAATTCGAGCTGCTTGCGGATATCCATGTTACACTTCCTTTCTGCGGTTGATCCAGTTGACACAGGCGATGCGCCAGTCAGGCGCGGCGATTTCACGGGCGAGCTCAATACCGGAGCCGATCTTCAGCTTGCGTTCTTCCCAAGCAGCATAGAGCGGAACAGCTGTCTCGTTGAAGAACGGATCCCAGTAGCGACCGTCGTCCTTGGGGTTGTGGAGGAATCTCTCAAGATCGGCGAACCAGTTGTCCTGTCGGACGCTGATGACTCGAGAAGCCTCGGTGAACTGCGTTGAGTAGTAGTCGGTGAACCTTGCGTTGTCAGCGATCTTCGCAAGATGGTGTTCGTCGAACTTGTCGGTGTATGCGTGGAAGTTGTTGCTGACTTGCCGGTAGACGCCCATGGGGACACCGATCCACATGGCCATGACTTCTTGCAGCACAGACATGTGGACTGCGTTGGCGCCGTAGGCTCCCCAGATGGCGTCGTTGCTGCGGTTGCACACGGTCATGTTCAGCAGCCCGTTGCGGCAGTCGAAGTAGATGTGCGTGTTGCACGGAAGATCCCGCGAAGCCACGCCGAGGTCACCCCTCGGGTCCCACATACCAAGCACGCAGCGCCGACTCTTCGGGTTCGCCTTCAGTTCATCGGCGATGGTCCGAAGCTGGTCGAAGTCGAACCACTTCCGCCAGCGGTATCCGTAGGCACCGTGGACCGTGACCCCGTCGTCGCTGTATTCGCCGAAGCGACTGTTGAAGAACAACGGGAAAGCGACGTCGTCGCGGCCGGCAAGCATCCACAGCGACTCCATCAAGTGAAAGAACGGGTTCGCGTCTCGGAGAGGGCTGAAGAGCACACGCTCCTGCGGAGCAGTGTAGACGGTGGCGACTGGGGCTGGGGCGACAAGGACCGGGCCATTGCGCGACTCGTCACGCTCCCCATGGGCGAGAAGGAACGGCAACACTTCCGAGACAGCGTGGTTGACGTTCCTTACGATGAAGACTTCCATATCAGACTCCTTGGTATGTAGCGCGTGGTCGGCCCTCGCCTCTCTTGACGCGCTGGTATTTATCGAACTCACAAAGGCAATTCTGAAGATCTTGGGCGTGCAACCTCGGGAGCTTGCTCTTGAGTGCCTTACCAACTTCCCCGTGTAGTTCCTGAAGCGCGAAGAGCCACTCTACGTCAGACCAACGCTCGTCCTTGGGGCGACCAAGGACTCGGTTAAGACCTCGTCGGCTACCAGGGCCAGGAGCAGCCCACGACCACCAGTCCACAGCGCCTTGGAGGCATGGTGTGTATTTCGTGTCAGCCACAACCTGCGCAGCCATGAACGTGCCGAAGTGGTTCAGCGAAGCGAGACGTTGGCAGAAACTGTCGAGCGTGTCGTTCTTTCGCGGACGAAGCTCAGCGCGACGCTCCCAGATGTCCGTGAGCAACCCCGTCAGGAATTCTGGGAGGGCTCGTTTGTCGCCGTGAGTGGTGATCATGTAGGCACCGCTGATGATCTTCTCCCCAGCGGCCTTCCGGCGGTTGAGCACGGAGAGGAACTTCTCAGGCTTCCAGGGAATGGGGAACCCGATCTCTGCCAGCGTATCGGGCCAGTTGACCCACCGAGCAACAACCATCGCGAACCAGACATCTTTGTTCGTGGCCCGGGAGCCTTGCCGCCAGTTCTCGCGGATCCACACGGTCACGGCATCCAGTTCGCGGTAGACATTGCAGAAGCGGTATCGCTGAAGGATTTCGTCGTTGGTCCAGGGCTTGGGGAGACCCTTCTGCTTCTTGGTGTAGATGGCGTGTCGCTCTTGGATGAAGGCGATGAACTCAGCGATTTGCGGAGTCATAGGCTTTCTTCCAGTAGACAGTGCAGTCGGTGCGCGTCTGCCCATTCCAGGCACCCTTCGTCGTCTTCTCCACCAGCTTGACGAACGGAGCGTGTAGTCGAGCCAAGCCTTCGGCACCTTCCTTCTGCTTCTCCATGGTGCGGTAGGTGCTGCAGCCGCCAGGAGCGTTGCTGCTCCCCTGACCCTGGCACCAACCAGTGAGTGCTGCGTTCTTGTAGCCTTTTCGCAGCAGCTGGAGTGCCACATCAAAATCTTCCATGATGATGATGCGGTCGAACTTGACCTTCTCTTTGCGGAGGACGCTGACATCGTAGGCCAGCATGCGGAGGAGGCGTGTGCACTCGACCACCGGGCCAGCCTCGGCGAAGCGGTTCCCACCTTCCCGAGCCACGACTCCTGCGTGAGCATAGGTGCTCAGCAGTTTCTCCAGAGCCTTGAAGCAAGCAACGATGTCCTTCTGGGTCGCGGCGACGAACTTGCCGGGATCGTCGGCCCTTCGGGTGCAGAACCCGAGATCGTCGTCGAGCATAACGATCTTCGGCCCATACTGAGCGACGTCGTGCTTGTCAACGATGAACTGTCGAACCTTGCCGATGGTGTTGACCGAGGGTTGGCACACGAGCGTTGGGAAACCAGGGTAGAGCTTCTTCTCCCGGCTGTCGATGACCAGAACTGCCTGCTCCTGGAGCTGCTTCGGCAGTTCGTTGAAGGTCTTCTGGTCTTTCTCGCGACCGAACGTGGGGATGTAGATACGCATCATGAATATTGGCTCCTATGGAAAGGAGCGGGACAGAATCCCGCTCCTTAGCGCATGGGCACGAGGCCCGTTTGTTAGGACAGTTCGATGTAGCCAGCGGCTTCGTCGTAGCGCAGATCGCCCGTGGTCCCACCGGCAGCGAGGAACTCGTCCGTGGTCTTGGCCTTCTTGTAGAGCTCGAAGCGGTCGAAGCTGGCGGAACCCTTGCGCTTGGGGTTCTCGGTCACCATCAGCTTGATCTTCTGGTTGTCGCGCTTCCGGCCCACACGGGCTTCCTCGGCGACGGGCTTGGCCGGAGCCTTCACCTTGGCTTCGGGCTTCGCAGCCTTGTTGGTCTTGGGAGCAGGGGCAGGAGCGGCCTTCTTGGCGGCGACCTTGGCCTTGGCTTCCTCGGTGGCAGGCTTCGCGAGCTTTTCCTTCGCGGACTTCTTGGCGGTGGCTTCGGACATTTCGTCCTCCTTGGTAGTGGTGAGTGGTGAGAGACGCGCTCTTGCGCGTGGGGTGACTGGAACTACTCCAGACACCGGGTTGAGAAACTTGTTCGCGGCTCGTTCTACATCGTAGAGCATCGGGATCCAGGTTCGGTTGAACTCATCCGTCAGCATCTTGTGTGTGTCAACCGTTCTCCCATCGTTGATGATGTATTCGGTGTATCGGCGGTGAACTTCAACACGGATGCAGCAGTGGCCGTGGTGATCGCGGAACACCGCGATTGTTTCTTCCACAACGACCTCCGTTCAATCAATATATCGGGTTCAAAAACAATGTAAAGCTCAAATTTTAGAGATCGGCTTTCGAACTTTCGCGTAATCCTTAAGAGCTGAAAGAAGAGCATTTTGCGTCTTCTTCTTTACCTTGAGAGACTTGAGGATGGCCTCGTCGATCGTGTCCCTCGCGACCACGTGGTGAACAATCACGTGCTTCCCTGTGTTGCCCTGGCGCCAGATTCGGCGAATGAACTGGTCGTAGAGCTCATAATCCCAGGTCAGAGAGTGCCAGATGATGTGTCCACCAGACTCCTGGAGGTTGAGCCCATGGCCCATGGCTTGGGGGTGGCCGAGGAGCACGGGTATCTCTCCCGCGTTCCACGCTGCCTCGATCTCCTTGGAGGCCTTGGCGCTGACGCCTCCACCGATGTAAGGCGTGTCCTTCCCCAGAGCCTTCAGCAGTCTATCGCGGTCGTGCTCGAAGTCATATGCGATGAGTACGGGCTGGCCCGAGAGCTCCTCCACAAGATCCAGGACAGCTTCTGTCTTGGCGTCGTGAAGGTGGGCCCACCGCTCTCCCTTCGTAGCGACTGGGTCCTCGGGCTGTCTGTAGAGACCTCCGTTGGCGACCTGCCGGCACTTCATACTGGCAGCTGCAGCGCTCATGGCAGTCACGACGTCACCACCCTCGAGCTGGGCGATGAGGTGTTCCTCGAGCTCCTTGTAGACACGCATGGCCTTCTCGGGAACATCGACGAACACGTTGTTCTGGATGAGCTCCGGCATGTCGAGGTAATCCTCGGCGCTGAGACGCAGCGTCATCGGCCGGAGGAGTTCGTGAATCATCTCCTCTGCCCCATGCTTCGGAACCCAGGTGAAGCCTCCGAAGCCAGTTTGCTCAAAGAACTCCCTGCGGAAATGGGAGATGTATGGCGAAAGCGACTTCCCAAGGTCGAGGATGTAGACCTGCCCGAAGAGATCCATGAGGCCGTTCGGGGCAGGTGTCCCCGTCAGAATCCAACGCCTCTTGAAGCGTGGGAGCGTTGGCTTGATGTTCTTGAACCGACGGGTGTTCGGGTGCTTGAACTTGCTGCTCTCGTCGATGACAAGCGTGTCGGCGTCGAGAACCTTCATCCTCCCATCGGTCAGCAGCCAGTCAAGCCCTTCCGGATTGATGACGTAGATGTCTGCGTCTCGGCGGATGGCCTTGTCCTTGTCGCTACCGTGGAGAATCTCGATCCTCAGGTGGTTGAAGTCTGCCCACTTCTCGACCTCACGAGGCCACACAGAGTAGCAGACGCGAAGAGGAGCAATTATGAGGACACGGTTGATGATGCCCTCGCGCTTGAGGATGCGAATAGCGCCGAGCGTGATGCTCGTCTTACCGAGACCGGGGTCGAGGAACAGCCCTGCTGCTGCGTGCTCGAGCAGGAACTGTATTGCTTTCTTCTGGTAGTTGTGAGGGCGCCAGTTCTCGGCTTGCTTTGCGACCATCGAATCCGGCATCGTCGAGGCGCTTCTTGATTGCGGCAATTGCTTTTTCTTTATCATCATGAACCTCGACGTCGTATCCGTTTTTGAGCAGTCGCTTGTGTAGCTCGGCTTGGAGTGGGGAGAGTGTCTCTCCTGGTTTCTTGAACTCGATGAGGAAGGGTTTCCCGCCAGGGATGGGGAACAACCTGTCCGGCCACGCTCTGTGTCCCAGGCCGTTGAGCTTCCGACACGGTAGCAGCCCCAGCTTGTTCCACCAGTTTACTACGGGTGCCTCGACATGTGCGCCTTCGAGTATCTTTCTTGGTTTCATGTTCGTGTCCCTTCTTTGCATCCCTCGGGGCAGTCGATTCCATGAACGAACCCGTGGTCGCACCATTTGTATTCCCCAGGAGAACCATACTTCTCGTCCAGCAGCTGGCTGAGCGAGGGCTCAGTCACGGGAACGAAGACGTCCGAGGCAGGTGTGAACTTCGCGCACTCGAGGAGCAGAGCTTGAGCATCGCGCTCGACTTCGTCCTCGTTCTCACAGGCCGTGACCAGAGAAACGAAGATGTGGTTGAGCCTCGCGACATGCTCGGCTTCTTCCTGCCCATACACGCCGCGCTCCCACCTCTGTTGCATATCACGGATATGCGCGGCGAATCGCCGTGCCCCAGTTAAGAGCACGGCGACATCGCTCTCGTCGTGGAAGTAGTTGATGACTTCTTCAAGACGATTCATCTGACACCTCAGAACTGGCAGGGACCGTTGTTGCCCTTGCGGAAGTGGCACCACCGGCAGTAGTTCCCAGGCTTCGGCGCAAACCGCGTGTCGGAGAACATGGGCTTGATACGCTTGAGCCAGTCTTTCTTGAGGTCCTCGACCTGGTCACGGGTGAAGCCCTCAGCCACTTCCTCGCCAGCGTCCAGGAACCAAAGAGCGGCTCGGACCTTCGTCGCGCTGGGGAAGGTGAGGAATCCGGCGAGCGCATACAGGCTGAGCTGCAGTCCGTAGTCGTCCTTGGGCTTGCCGGTCTTGTGGTCGATGACGACGAGCGTGTCCCCGTCGAGATACATGACGTCCATCTTGACACGGAGCCAGGTGTTGTGGGCGAACCAGTCGCACTTCTCCCACTTCTCGGTGAACGCGAGCTGCTCCTCGCAGATGGCCTTGCGCTTCCGAAGATCGCGGAACTCCTTCCCGAAGAGCTTGAGCTCGGGAGGCAGAGCACCCTTCAGCGGTCCCTTCACGAAGTTCTCGGCGAGCGTGTGGATCATGCTGCCTCGCTCCATCGCGGGAGAGCCCGGCTCCTTCATCCGATCAACGTGCTTGTATTTGGCTTTGGCGGGGCACTGTTCGTAGTCTCCCCAGCGGGAGAAGCTCCACGCTGTGATCTTTCCGCCACTAGTCTTCGCTTTGATCGGCATTTTCCGCTCCTGTATCGATCTGTGAGTTGAAGGCTCCGCAAGTCATACACTTCGGGACCATGTAGGTTGATTGACGTTCTCTTACCAGCGGTCCCTTGACGACATACTCGACGGAGCCACCACAATGTTTGCAGATCATACGCACCTCCGGATTTCGAGATGGTCGCAGAGGAACTTGTCAAGGATGTCCTGAAGCCAGAGCTTCGTCATGTAGCGACGATCCTCAACACGCCACCACTCCCAGCAACCAGGAAGATCCTGGATGGTGGAGAAGTATTCCTCCTCCCACGAGAAGAACAGAATGGTGTGTTTGATGCGGAGAAGGTATTGCGTCCCGCACGGAGTCTCGCTCATCAAAGGACCAGGCTTGACCAACCGAGCGATGAATACGAGGGTGGTGTTCACAGGAGCACCTCGTCAAGGAACCGGATACCGACTCCAATCGCCTGTGTCAGCTCCATGCGAAGCGCAGCCACCGTGTCGGGAGTAGGGTTGAGCTGCCACTTTGCGAGGGCTTGGAGGGCCTCTCCAAACTCTTGGACGACGCCATTCGCACGCATCGTGGGGGAGCTGTCCGGATACTTCTCACGGGCCTCGGTGACAGCCTGGTCAATTTCGCGGAGCGTGTCGGCACGAAGCACCTTGCCCCTCCTTCTTGGCATCGGCGTAGCGCGTGAGGTCGAGAA